CGACGCGGGGCATTCCGAATTAACAAAACTTTTGGAGAAATAAAATGGCTGGATTTACTACTGCAATGCCCACCTCGTTCAAAGTTGAGATCCTTAAGGGTGTTCACAACTTTACGGCTTCTACCGGCAACACTTTTAAACTTGCTCTAGGTAAGGCAACTGCTTCGGTTACTGGTACTTATGGCGCTGCAACAACTAGCTACGATCAGTTAGTTTCTAACTCTGACGAGCTGGCAAACGGTAACGGTTATTCGACCGGTGGCGGTGAGCTGGTTTCAATTACCCCTGTTGCTGACGGTACGACCGCAGTCTGTGACTTTGATAACTACACCTGGACATCGGCAACATTTACGACTTCAGGCGGAATCATTTACAACGACACAGCTTCGGGTAACCCTGCTTGCGCAGTTCTGAGCTTTGGTGGCGACCAGCAAGTATCAAGTGGCGACTTCCAGATCCAGTTCCCCGCAGCAGCCGCAGCGACAGCAATTATTCGCATCGCTTAAGTAGAACTAAATGCCGGTTTATTCTGGTTGGGGTGAAGTCCCTTGGGGCGACGGCTCTTGGGGCACTGATCTTTCCTATTACGAAGTAACCGGCGTTTCTGGGGCCGGGGCTGTTGGCTCCGTGTCGTTCCAAATATTAAGCGTTCCCGCTGGAGTTGTAGGTACAGGTGCCGTAGGGGAGGAAACCCCCTTGGTTACTTACATCCCGTCTGGGGTATCTGGCTCTGGTGCTGTCACTACGGTAGGTATTCAGGTTCTTAAATTAGTTACGGTAACCGGGGTGGGAGCTACAGGTGCCGTATCTGCCCCCGATAATTACCTTTTATCTGAAACTCCAGAAGGGGTTGTTGGTAATGGTTCTATAGGTACGGTATCTCTTAATATTGGGGATGCGGTTCTAGTTGATGGGGTTCAGGGTACCGGCGCAGTTGGCGATGCCCAGATGGTTGAAGTCTTTGACCGAACGGTGTACTTGTCCGGATGGGGCGCAATTAACTGGGGTGGTGGCGGCTGGGGGAATGGATCTATTTCGGCGGCTGGAACCGGTGCTATTGGCGATGTAGCTTTTGTCATAAATGACGCATACCTAGTAGATGGCGTTGAAGGTACAGGCGCTGTAGGCACTGTTTCTATATTTGTTGGTGACTCTGTTATCCCAATTGGAGTTCAAGGTACTGGCGCTGTAGGCACTGTAGCAATTGAGGTAGATGACTCATTTGTAGTGACGGGCGTAGAAGGCACCGGAGCTGTAGGATCTGTAACGGCTGCTGTAATCCCAGCTATTGTTGGGGTCCAGGGTACCGGAGCAATTGGGACTGTTGCAATCCAGTTCAATAGGACCGTTTTACTTGACGGGGTTGGCGCCACAGCTTCAAGTAGCGCAGTAACAACTGTTGCCCAGCCAATTATTTCTGGCGTTGCTGGGTCTGGCGCTGTAGGAACGGTTGAAATTGAGATAGACGATAGTAAACTTGTCACAGGTGTTGCCGGTACCGGCGCTGTTGGGACAGTGTTTATTTCGGGGTGGACTCAGATTAATGACGCCCAGTCTGCAAACTGGGAGGAAATTGACGTAGCAGCTTAAGGAAAAATTATGGCAACCAATTATACAAACTTACTGGGCTTTGCCCTTCCAACTACCGGAGAACTTTCCGGTACCTGGGGTGACGTCGTAAACGATAGTATTACTGAACTAGTTGAAGATTCGATTGCCGGGTCTGCAACAGCCAGTGTTACTTCAGGCGACTGGACTCTAACAACTACGGGATCCGGTGCGTCTAACCAAGCTCGATGCGCTATCTTGATCCCTACTGGATCTCCCGGCACAAGCAGAAATATTATTGCGCCTAGCTCAAGCAAGGCATATATCGTAGACAACCAGTCTGACGGAGCTGTGGTAGTTAAAGGATCTGCTACTACAGGGGCTACAATTGCTGCAGGTGCAAAAGCCGTAGTTGCTTGGAACGGTTCAGATTTTGTGCTTATTTCTACCAGTGCGACCGACGGCGTTTCAACAATTAGTTTCGGATCAACTGGGCTTACTCCAAGTACATCTACGTCTGGCGCAGTGACTGTATCTGGAACTTTGGCAGTAGGTAGTGGCGGAACTGGAATTACTTCTGGTACTTCTGGTGGCGTCCCTTATTTCTCCGCTTCCAATACTATTGCATCATCAGCTGCTCTCGATGCGGATCATGTAATTCTTGGTGGCGGCGCTGGTGTGGCCCCTTCGACTACTAACCTTCTTACTAAGAGCGCAGGGGTCACCTCTGGGTTTTATATTAAAGCGATTGGCTATGCTGATACCGTAGTAGCGCTTGGAAACACCGGAACCGCGATTAATATTGATGTAGTGAATGGTGGGGTGTTTACCGCAACACTTACTGGTAGCTGTACATTTACAGTTCGTTACCCCGTGTCCTCTGGCTCTTCATCTTTTACTTTAATTTTGACTAATGATGGGACGGCAGGTCGGACGGTGGCTTGGTCTGGCGGGTCTTTTATATTCCCTGGTGGCGCAGCTCAGCTCAATCGCACGACTACTGCTAATGGAATAGATGTCTGGGTATTCTTTACACCAAATGGCGGTACTACATGGTATGGAAATATTGCCATGAAGAACATGACTGCTTAACATTGATTTTTACTTAGGAGAATTAAAATGCCTTTAAATTTTGAACAGCAAGCTCAAGTTGAGATGCAAAATGAGATGGAAAACACTCGTCACGCAAATCAAATGACTCTTCAAGCAAAGCAAGCAAAGCTTGAGGCTATTCGTTTGGCTCAACAGACGCTTATTGAAAATCGCCGAAACCAGCCAGTTGACGCACGTGAAGTAACAGCAACAGATGTCGTTGCTTATGCAAACACTTTGGTGGCGTATATCAATAGCTAATGGAATCTTTTGCATACTTCCCAGCGATTGTTTACCGGGATGAACGACCTGATCTAGTAGAAAAAGTATTGCCAACGTGTACACAGGCGCTAGATCAGGTTCGTCAACCTGGATGGAGTATGGCTCAGTCAGCGCCTTTGGCGCATGAACCTTTATTGCGGGAAGTAGCAGATTACATTTTAATTAATGCTGTAGATATCTTGCGCGGGCAAGGCTATGCCGTCGATAAATATGATTTTTATTTGTCCGGATTGTGGGCGCAAGAAACAGGTAAGGGCGCTGGAACTAATGTACACGTCCATAAAAATAGTCAAATCTGTGGGTGGTTCTTTTTAGAGACGCCCGAAGGTGGCGCATACCCGGTGTACCACGATACTAGAATGAACAAAAGTATGGTAGAACTTGACTTTGTTCAAGAGAATCAAATTACAAACGCCACAAATGTGATCTATTTTAATAACGTAGTTCCTGGGTCAGTGTTGTTTAGTAATTCTTGGATGCAGCATCAACTAATTGGTGGCGCTTCAGAAAATCCAACCCGATGCCTGCATTTTATTGTTTCTCATAAGGAGCGCATGTGCAGTACATGTTAACGCCGTATGCTGCCGGTATTCCTCCAGTTGCTTGGTGGGAAGGAGCCTTTACCGATCAAGAATTAGACATCTTACAGGCCCAAGCTGCGCAAGCGTCTAATGTTGCGGAAGTTGGCGGGGGTGGTCAAATAGCTGTAAATAAAAATATACGTAGGTCCCAAGTTAGTTGGATATCAAATACTCCTGATACTGTATGGGTGTTTGAGCGCCTTGCAGAAGTAGCATCAAAGCTTAACGCGCAATTTTTCCGTTTTGATTTGACTGGGTTTGGAGAAGTACTACAGCTGACTAATTATGATCAATCTGAACATGGTATGTATGGATGGCATCAGGACTACAACGCCAGGATTAGCCGAAAGCTTTCATTGGTTCTTCAGTTAACTGATCCCGCTGAATATGAAGGTGGAAACCTTCAGGTTATGACTACTGGAGTGCCAGAAAATGTTCGTAAGCAACGCGGGCTTGTAGCCGCATTCCCATCGTATGTCTTGCATCAAGTAACTCCTGTTACACAGGGCAGTCGCCAATCATTAGTTGCATGGGTGTCAGGACCAGCATTCAGATGAACACAGAATACAAAGGTTTTATTGGCGTCTATAAAGATGTGTATCCAGCAGGATATTGTCAACATCTTATTAATGAATTTGAACGCCTGCGTACTACAGGTGTTGGGGCCAATCGCATTCAATCTGAAGGCGCAAAGCGGCACGTGAAAAATGATTACCAAATTGAATTAAATTTCAAGGGTCACGTTACAAATGTGTTTAACGACCGAAAGCCCGTGGATATATTTTTTGACGGCCTTCAGGCTTGCTATGAGGATTATATAAGTGTTTTTTCCTCTTTATCGACCGGAAACATTAGGGCGTCTGCTATGAAAACCCAGCGCACTGACCCCGGCGGTGGTTATCATGTTTGGCACGGAGAGCAAGGAAACGGTGATCATGCACACCGTGTCCTAGTGTATATGCTATACCTTAATACACTTGAAGCAAGTGAAGGTGGGGAAACAGAATTTTTGTACCAAAAAGAACGCTACCAACCGGTAGAAAACACGATGATTTTATGGCCCGCTGCGTATACGCACACTCATCGTGGTAACACGGTTCTTGGCGATCGTTCAAAATATATTGTTACGGGGTGGTTTTACTATGACTGAGTTTCAGCAAAACAGCTGTGTTGTGATACGCAATTTTGTTGATCCTGTCACTATTAGCACGCTGTCACGTTACTTAGAAAACAAAGTACGTCGTAGTGATTTTACGTATCGCCCACCAGGAGTATCAAACGACACGGAACCTAGCGCGTTGTTTTGCTATGCAGATGAACTTACTGAAGTGATTCTTGCTGATTCGGTTAGTGCGGTAGAAGAAATTACAGGGTTATCGTTATTCCCAACTTACTCATACACACGGGTTTATCTGAAAGGAGATGAGTTGACTCCTCATGTAGACCGCCCGTCTTGTGAGATATCTGCTACGGTTCATGTAGCGACTAAAGGTAACCCTTGGCCTATTTGGATGAAAGTTCCCGGCAAGGACCCAATAAAAATAGAAATGAACCCTGGTGACGCTGTGTTTTACAAAGGTTGCGAAGTCACGCACTGGCGTGAAAAAATGGTGGATTCTGAAATAAATGTTCAATTTATGCTGCACTACGTAAACCAAAACGGTCCTAATGCAGAGTACAAATGGGATAAGCGCCCGGATCTCGGGTACAAAATGGAAACAAGGAGTACTTAATATGCCAGCCGGAACCCCTAAAGTAGGAATATTTGGTGGTAAAGCGATTGTTCCTGGAGGAACCCAAACCTTTAACACTTCTGGTACTTTTTCAGTGCCTGTTGGTGTTACTAAAGTAAACGTTACTGGCAAAGGAGGTACTGGTAATCCTGGGAATTCAGGCAACGCTGGTAATGCCGGAACTGGCGGTGCGGGCAGTATTGGTGGGGAGTATTATTATTACACTTGGCAGAAAGATCAGTACTGTTACTGTAATGGTGGGTACGTGCCTGTTCCTCCTTATTACGCGTTGTGTCAGTACGGGCCTAGAGTTGGAGCCGGTGGGAAAGGTGGCGGCGGAGCTAACTGCCAAAGCCCAGGAGCGTCTGGAAATTCAGGTTCCGCTGGAAACCCAGGATCGGCGGGAACTCCTTCTACAGGGCTTAGTTTAACTTTTCCCGGCGGTAATGCAGGTACTGGTGGCAATGCGGGTGCTGGTGGATCTGCAGGTAATGCAGGGCAGATTGGGTCTTCTACTTATATTTACAGCGGTGGACCCATAGGTGGGCAAGCTAATGGTGGGGGTAACCGGTGTGGTGGTACGGTAGGTGGTGGCACTGGAGCAGGAACTAGTCCTGGCGGCGCTGGTGGTACGGGTGGTGGTGGCGCTGGGGTATGTAACGCCGGTGCTACTGGTGGACCTAGTTCCGGTGGTACCGGTGGTACCCCAGGAGGTGGCAAAGGCGGAAGCAGAACTAATGATTCTGGCCCAGGAACCCTTGAAGGGGCTGCTGGCGTTCCGGCTACCCAGCCTAGAGCAGGTGGCGGTGGTGGTGGCGCGCGTCCCTATAGCCCTCGTGGTGGTGGCGGTGCTGGGGGAGGTGGTCGATCTGGGGTTGGGAATCCTGGGGGTGCTGGGAATTCTGGGTCTTCTGGAACGCCTGCTACATATAATTGCGTAAGCGTCAGCCCAGGAAGTTCTTATCCAATTTCGGTTGGATCAGGTGGACAGGTTGTTATTTCATGGAATCCGCAATGACAGACGAAGAACTTAAGCAAAAACTTAACGATCTCGAGGAGTACAAGAGGATTAGAGACCGTATGGCTGCGTCTACTCGAGCTGCTGCCGTTACAGTTGGAACTTCTTTTGGGGGCACAACTGAAGTATCTATGCGTGGCGAATCCGGGCAGACCTTATGGTGTGTAATGCAACCTGTAGAGGTTGTTGAACTTATTCACCAATTAGCTGCTAATGTTGGGTGTCATATTGCATTAAAGCCACGGGAAGATTTTGCAAGCTGGCGTCAGTGGAAAGTTACTGATCACATGATAGCAGGTAATGGGTGGCCCCCATTTGTTAATGACTTGGCACCACATTCTCAAGTTGGTGCAAATTTACCCCCGCCTGATCAACAGCCGGGATTGAAGTTATCTGACGATAGGAGTACTAAAAATGCTATGGCAATTGAAAAACCTAAAAACCGGCGAATTTCTAAACGACCCTCAAAAACTGCCTGAGAATTGGGGGCCGATCTTTGGCTTACAAGGGATTGTTGATCGGATTGGCAATCTTTCCTGGCTAGGGGATCCGTATACGGATTTAGGTTGGGTAGTAGTTGGCGAGGCTCCGCCCGACCCAGCCCAAGCAACCGCTGCAGATTTAGCTTGGGAACACGCTAAAAAACTTCTTGCAGAATCTGATTGGTCTGTACTTCCGGATGTGCCTATGACCGTTGGTGAAAAATCAGCATGGATTGCTTATCGTAAGGCGCTTCGTGAAATTCGGCTTCAGGCACGGTTTCCAGACAACATCCAGTGGCCTAAAGCTCCTGAGTGAACAAGTATCTAATCAGGTTCAATAAGTCGCGTGGGCAACCAGGACGAGGATCAGTAGATCATGTCTGGCGGGTATTTGAGAACGACAGAGAGATCTTGGCTAAACACGTCAGAATTGAAGTGCCATCCTGGAGCGAAGCGTCTGGACCTGATTGGAACATCGCTTGTTACGGGCGGATGATATGGTTTGAGGATACAGATACGGTGGTGATTCTTGAGTAGAACATGTGATAGTTGTTCTGAATGCTGTAAAGGCTGGCTTCCAGGGAGCGTTAGAGGGAAAGAATTTTATCCAGGAATGCCATGTTTTTTTCTGCATAAAACATGCGCTATTTACGAAGATCGGCCAGAAAGTCCTTGTAAAAATTACAAATGCCATTGGCTGGACTCTGATGATCTTCCAATGTGGATGCGCCCAGATTTATCAAAAGTTATAGTTACTAAACGAAGATGGCAAGGTATTCAGTTTTATGAAGTTGCTGAATGTGGCCAAAAAATAGACTCATCAATTTTGTCTTGGATTCTTATCTGGGCGTTTAATAATAATAAAAATGTTAAATACCAGGTTGATGGTGGGTGGAGCAAGGTTGGGTCTGAAGAATTTTTAGAAGCCCAAATTTAGGAGAGTAGATAATGAATGGACCTCAAGTTCAAGTAGTTGCTGTAAGTAACGTGTACTCAAGATTAATGCACTTTGTTAACAAAGGTGATGTTGAGGTTGGGCACTCGCATACATACGACCATGCAACACTGCTAAGTAGCGGGTCGGTGCTGTATGAAGTGTTGGATGGTCCGGATGGGAACACAGTTGCTTCTAAAGAATTTAAAGCTCCTGGATATATTTTTGTTGAAAAAGATAAATACCATAGAATTACGGCGCTTGAAGATAACACAGTGTGCGCATGTATTCACGCGTTAAGAACCATTGACGAAGAGATTATCGACCCATCGTTTTTTATTGAGCCTTTAGAGCGCCAGTATCCTAATCAAATTTTTGATGCTGTTCGAGGAGGTACTGGTAAACGTATGAGCCAAATCATGCACCCGCACATTTATAAAGCGGTCTAAAGGACTCTTGATTTTCCGGTTTTCTCTGCTATTTTGGGACAGGTTAGGGGGGCCGGGAGATGGCAGATTTAGATGCAGTAAGTAGCGCCAGAGCGGCGCTATCGGGAATTAAGAAGGGGCTGGAAGTTGGTCGGGAAATCCACCAAACAGCCCGAGAAGTAAACGCTTTCCTTGACGAAGAAGCCAAGGCCAGGATTGCCTGGAAGAAGCGGCAGCAAGAGATTCAACGCCGTGGGGACATGGTCTTCATGGATGCAGCAAAAGAGTACAGAATTATCAGGCAGCTTAGAGATGCCGAGTCTCAGATGTACAAAGATGTAGAACACGAGTTTGGTAAGCCA